GAGCTGTCGCCGGTCTTCGAAATGAAGCGCGAATGGGAGCTTTCGGTCTACCACAAGGACTGGGATCTGGCCCAGCAGTTCTGGACTGGCGAGCGTTACATCCGCATTACGTCCGACCCGAAAGCCGTTGAGTTCCTGAACATCAACAAGATCGTCGAAGACCCGGAAACAGGTCAGGTGACGGTCGAGAACTCCATGATGGACATGGATGTCGATGTTCTGCTTGATCAGGGGCCGGACACGGTGACGATGCGCGAGGAACTGATCCAGGCCATCGCTGATCGCCCCGACGTGCCGCTTGAGATCATCCTTGAATTGTCCACCTTGCCGGACAAGGACATCATCCTCAAGCGCCTTGCCGAGTCAAAGCAGCCGCCGCCCGGTGTTCAGGAGCTTGCCGAGCGTATGGCCAAGCTCGAAGCGATGAACAAGGCCGCCGACGTTGATACGAAGGTCGCGAACGCTGAAAAGAGCCGCGCCGAAGCGTACAGCAAGATTGTCGAGGTCACGGCAACCACCGGCATTCCGCCGCAAGCGATGAATGGCATGTTCCCGATGCATTACCGGGAGCCTACGTTCATGGAGCGGCTCATGCTGGCGGCACAGAAGGAAGGCGAATTGCAGGATCAGCAGCCGCCTCAGAACGCCATGATGCCACAGGCAGGCCCGGAAGGCGTCTCAGGTTCTCCCGGCTCTCCTATGGCCTTGGGAGGACCACAACAGGCGATGCCGGGAGAGGAGCCGCAGCTTGATCAGGCTGGTGGGCTTCCGATGGGGCCAGGAGTTCAGTGATCCGCAAGCGGTGAGCGTAATCACTACGGATTTTAGGGTCATCACGCACATCCGGCATGATCTTAGAGTAGAATGTTTCGAGTTCGCTCATAACTTAGTTTCTTACCAGTAATTTGCGTCAAAACCAAGCCCGCTCTCGCTCGTAGCGGGCTTTTTCGTGCGCGTCAGGGCGTTTCGGCTCAGCACCGTCATCCGCTGTCATTCGGCCCTCGTTCGAAGCCGCAAATTCGACGGTTCGTCACTTTCCATACGAAAATTGGAGATCCACGCTATGAGCACCGAAAGTGCTGAGACAAGCATTTCGCATCTGTTTGCGCCTCAAAATGCAGCGCCGTCTACGGAACAGGCCAATCCGCAGCCCAGCGAGCAGCCGTCGCCTCCAGATGTGGACTTCTTTCATCAGCCAGTAACCGAGGCAGTCCCGCCGCAACAGCAGCAGCCCGTTCCCGGCCAGGAACAGCCGCCTGCCCAGCAGCAACAGCCTCAACAGCATCAGGTGCCTCTTGGCGAGCTGATCGATGAGCGTAAGCGCCGCCAGCAAGCTGAAGATTTACAGCGTAATCAGCAGCGGCGCATCGATCAGCTAGAGCAGATGATGGCAAGGTTCAGCCAGCCTCCGCAACAGCCACAACCCCGGATCGATCCTCTTGAAGATCCGGACGCCTTTGTTCAATCCATCGAAAACCGGATGGAACAGCGTTTCCTGAACATGACCCTCAACGAGTCAGAGCGCCGTGCGCGGGTTGCTCACGGGGCAGACGCCGTTGAAGCCGCACTCGATGCGGCCCAGCGGTCAGGATTCGCACAAGCCTTCGTCAGCAAGCCGGACGCCTATGGCGAAATGGTGCGCTGGCACAAGGCTCAGCAGCTCCAGGAGACGATCGGAGAAGATCCGAACGCCTACAAGGAGAGGCTGAAGGCAGAAGTAAAACAGCAGTTGCTTGCGGAAATGAGGCAGGGCACGCCGCCGCCATCGAACATCACTCCTCCCTTGTCGTCAGCCGCGCGCGCAGACCCTAACCAGCCTGGCGCGATTGGCTCTGACAAGGACTTTTTCAACGACATGATGAATCGCAAGCGAGGCTAGAATGGCTACGACCACAACGCCATCTGATCTCATCGAGATCAGGTATCGGCGTGAATACTGGCGCGAATATGTGCGCCAGTCCGGCTTTATGCCCTATATGGGCGGGGGGAATGAGGGCATCAAGTCCATCATCCACACCGCCTACGAAATGACGGCAAGCGGAAAATCACTGACGATTCCGTTGGTTTCCGCATTGCGCGGGAGCGGCGTTCGCGGTAATACGCGGCTCTCCGGTCAGGAAGAAGCGCTCGGCAAGCACAGTCACAGCGTTGCGGTGCAGATCGCCCGTAACGGTGTCGAACTGTCCGAGCAGGACGAACATTACGACTTCTCGAATTCTCGCGAAGCCGTTCGCCCGCTTCTGCAGGAATGGTCCCGCCAGCTCTTGCGTGATCGTATCATCGATGCGCTCGGCACGGTTGCCTATTCTTCATCCAGTGCGCCGCAATGCTCGACGTTCTACGCGCCGCTCAACAGCCCTGAGAATGCTGCATCGACCAGCGCTCAGAACAATACATGGTGTGCGGCCAACTCCGACCGCATCCTGTTTGGTGCGGCCAAGAGCAACTACAGCGCGACCTTCGCAACCGGCCTCGGCAATGTCGATGGTTCCGCCGACAAGCTGACTGCCAACGTTGTCTCCCTGATGAAGGAGATCGCCAAGGATACCACGACCAACGCCAAGACCAATGGCACGCCCGCCATTCGTCCGGTCGTCGATGAGTATTCCGAAAACGGTCGTGAGTACTTCGTATTGTTTGCCGGCAACCGTGCGTTCCGTGACTTCAAGACGGATTCGGCCATTCGCCAGGCCAATCGCGAGGCTCGCGCCCGTGAAGCCGGCGGCATGGACAAGAACCCGATCTTCCAGGATGGGGATCTGATCTGGGATGGCGTGATCGTTCGCGAAATCCCGGAAGTTCCGGTTCTGTCAGGAGTCGGTGCAGCAAGCATCGACGTGGCTCCGGTGTTCCTGTGCGGCTGTCAGTCGGTCAGCATCGGCTGGGGTAACATGCCTGAGTTCCGCGCCAAGAAGGAAGATGACTATGGCCAGTTTACTGGCATCGGCATCTCCGAAATGTGCGGGGCCAACAAGATCATGCGCAAGGACGGCGTTACCGGCACACAATACGACAATGGTATCGTGACCGGCTTCGTCTCCGGCGTGGCTTCGGCTTAAGGAGAGATGAGCAATGGGTGAATTCACAACCAAGAAGGCAGCCAGCCCGTACAACTCTACGGGACCTGGCTGGGGACGCGAACTGATCCACGATGTTGCCATCGTGGAGCTGCCGACCACGGCCATGCAGACTTCAGACATTACATGGCTGATGTATGTTCCGGCCGGCGCCGTCGTCGTCGATGGGTACGTTAAGGCAGATGAGATCGATACCGGCACCTCGATTGCCTACAACATCGGCGATGCGACGACCACCAACCTGTTCTTTGCGAACACCACGACGGGACAGTCGGCTGGTTCATCTGCAATGACGACTACCGCTCGTTATACGAAGTTCGCGAGCGCGACACGTCTGAAGATGACCGTGGCGACAACGGCGGAAACGGCGGCCGCGGGAACCTTGATCTTCGGCCTCAGCTACTTCGTTGATCCGGAAATCAATGTCACCACCGGCGCATCGTTGATCACGGTCACGGCGTAGTCATGGGAGAGTTTACCACCATCAAGGGGTCAAACTCCTACCGTGGATCTTCGACATGGGAGCAGGATGTCCTCCATAACATCGTCTCCGTCGAACTCCCGACAACCGCGTTGCAGACAGGTGACATTACCTGGCTGCTTTACGTCCCTGAGGGTGCCATCGTCGTCGACGGTTTTGTCAAGGCTGACGACCTCGATGGCGGGACTTCACTGGCGTATAATATTGGTGACAGCACGACCACCAACCTGTTCTTCGCGAACACGACCACCGGACGATCCGCCGGCTCGTCTGCGATGACAACGACGGCGCGCTACACCAAATTTGCATCGGCAACCCGCATCAAGATGACCGTGGCCACCACGGCCGAGACCGCGGCTGCCGGTACGCTGGTGTTTGGCCTCAGCTACATCATCGACAGTGATGGCGAGACCAACGTGGCAACCGGCGAGACGCCGATCACGATCGCGTAAGAAAAGGGAGGAGCTTCGGCTCCTCCCTGCTGCCCATCATCTCCAATCACGAGAAGTGTGAAAACAAATGGCCCAACACCCTGTCAACAGAAACACGAATTCGTCCACGAAGGGCATTGCAATAGCAGACAGCACTGCTTTCGATCCTTGTTCGGCCGTCAATTGTGCGACGGCGGGCGCGCTGACTGTCACCTGGCTTGATGGCTCCACGAGTAGCTATCACTTCGTTGTAGGTGACAATCATATCCAGATCACTATGGTCGGAACCGGCGGTGCTGCCGCCAGCCTTATTGCGCTCTATAATAATTGATCTTGCTCGGGCTGTGCATATGGCCATAGCAATACTTTATTCGTGTGCGAATTAGTTTATTGTGACGTTCATGTCCAACATGAACATGTAGAGGAACTATGAATCAGAGAGTTTTTATTGCCATGCCGTCCGGTCGCGGCGCACCGGATATCGATTGCGTTGCAAGCCTGAACGGCACAATGCAGGACCTGCGCGAGCACGGCATCGAGTACAGTTTCAACAGCATTCACGGCAATTGCTACATCGCGCTCGTCCGCAGCCTGATGACGCATCAGTTCATGCGGTCGGAATGCACGCATCTTTTCTTTTGGGATGATGACGTTGCCGGGCCTCATGGCGCTCTGCGCAGGCTTTTGAGCTATGACCGGGACATCATGGTGGCGGCCTATCCGAAGAAGGTTCCGGCCGGTTCGCCTCCCGAGAAAGCGTGGCCGATCGCCCTGGCAAACGGTATCCCGGATGAAGAGGGCCTGATTGAGAGCGATATGGTCGCAACCGGCTTCCTGCTTATCAAGCGGAATGTGATCGAGGCCATGTATGAAAAGTATGCCGATCGCGTTTTCCATCACAAGGATGGCGAGGGGCACGATGTTGTTGACCTGTTCCCCACCGGAATCCTAGAAGGCTTCCCGAAGAACG